CAGAAGATACAGCCATAAAAACACAATATACACTTGCGCCTACAATTGAAAAAGAATCTTTACTGGTTGATGCTACAGCAGCTCAAACTGAAGCAACCAGATTGCTTAATTTGTACAAAACAAGCCGCGATTTGTACACAGTAACCATTGCGCTTGATTTAACAAGCACGTTGCCTGATTTAAATAATATTGTAAACATAACAATCAATCGTTTTGGCTTAAATTCTGGTAAACTATTTAAAATTATTGGCATTGAGTCGGATTATTCAAAAAACCGCGCCACGTTAACGCTTTGGGGATGATATGAGTAACACAATCATTGGTTATCAAAACAGGATTGATGCAGCTACATTTGCGGCTTATGGTTCATGGTCAGCTACGTTGCCATTAAACAATATTAAAACACGCCAATTATCAAAAAAAGCACGTACAACTAATGCTGTAAATGCGTCAACTAAATTGCGTTTTGCTTTAGATTTGGAACGCATTATTGGCTCAATTGCTATTGTTAATCACAATATGCAAAAAGACGCTACATGGCGTTACCGCGTTTATTCAGATAGTGGATATGCAACACTGGTTTATGATAGCGGCACAATTAACGTCTGGCCTTTAATGCCATTTGGAAGTTATGAGTGGGAAGATAGTCGTTTTTGGGATTTACAATTATCTGCTGAAGAAATTGCATTATTTACTAAAACATTAACATACGTTCCAAGCACAGTTGCTTCTGCTCGATATTATCAAATAGAATTTTTTGATAGCACAAACACTGATGGCTATGTTGAATTAGGGCGTATTTTTATTGGTGCTATTTATCAACCAGAATTAAATATGAATTTAGGCGCATCAATTGGTGACGAAACAAATACTATTGTTGATGTGGCGTTAAGCGGTGCAGAATTTTTTGATAGAAGAACATCAAGCCGCGTTGCTCAATTCACTTTAGATCATTTGACATATAATGAATCAATTATTAATGGCGACATTATGAAAATTAGTGGCACTGATGCTGAAGTGCTTTATATTTATGATGACAATACGCCATTAGATTTGCATAGACGTGCATTTTTAGGCAGATTGCGGGCATTATCGCCAATTTCTCAGCCATACAATACACGTTACCAAACAACGTATGAGATCAAGGAATTATTATGAGTTCAGTTACTTTTAGCACAAGCGTTGGCGGTGACGGTTCAACCGTTACCGATGACAATAATGCAACAACAGGATTGCGCGAAGGCGGTTGGAAAACCCGTTTTGTGCCATGTTTTACACAGCAAGTTGCTGTTGCAAATTATGTTGTAACAAAAGCAGGTGAAGCGGCAGCAAGTCAAACAGCAGCAGCTCAAAGTGCTATTGACGCTACCAATAACGGGGCTGCGCAAGTGGCATTAGCCGCAGCGCAAGTAAGTTTAGCAACTGCACAAGCCACTGCCGCAGCCGCAAGTTATGATTCATTTGATGACCGTTATTTAGGCGCAAAATCGTCTGACCCGTCAATCGATAACGATGGAAATGCTTTACTCACTGGTGCTATTTACTGGAATACTGCAAGCAATGTTATGAAGGTATGGTCAGGCAGCGCATGGGTTTCATATAATCCTGCAATAAGTTATTTGCCGCTGTCTGGTGGCACGATGACAGGCGCGATTACGTTTGCGGCTGGGCAGTTTGGAACAAATGTTAATACGTTTTTAACTACACCATCTAGTGCAAATTTAGCTGCTGCGTTAACAGATGAAACAGGAAGTGGCGCAGCGGTATTTGCAAATACACCAACTTTAATTGCGCCAATTTTAGGCACTCCAACAAGTGGAAATTTATCTAATTGCACAAACGCGGTAGCGTATGGATTAAAATCGGCAACAACAACGGTATCTGTTAGCGGAGCAACTGCGCCAACATCAGGACAAGCGTTAATAGCAACAAGCTCAACTGAGGCTACATGGCAAAGTTTACCTAGTTCAATCGCGTCTATAGCCAGAAGTGCTAAAACAAGCGCTTATACAATTGTTGCGGGCGATAAAGGCACGTTAATTGAAGTTACTAGCGGAACATTTACACTTTCATTAACTGCGGCAGCAACGCTTGGTAGCGGATGGTGGTGCTATGTCAGCAATATTGGTAGCGGTTTAATTACAATTGATCCAAATAGCACTGAAACCATTACGGTTAATGGGACTGCATTAAGCACATGGGTTCAATGGACTACTGAAATTGGCATTTTGCAATGCGATGGCACAGGGTTTTACTATTATCAAATGCAAAAAGGATATACTAAACAAACGGTTAGTAGCGCAGTAAATGAAATAGTCTTTTCTTCTGGGTTAAACGGAAGAATGGCTTTAAGAATATCTACTGTCAATGGAGGTTTTAATTTGGGAGGTACCCTACAATTACGCGTAAATAATGGTACAGTGTCCAGCCCAACGTGGTATAAAAGCATGGGTAGTAGCTCAACAGGAACAGCTACTGTTGCAGCAGAGAATAATACTCTTGGCCTTAGCGTCACTACTAATGGCACGCTAGGATTAGCGTATGATTTTACTGTTTCATCTTCGGGGTTAATAGTTTCTGGTAGTTATTCATCAAAACAAACTTCAACAGAAAGAAACTATTTTCAAGGTTTAGCGTACTATGATTTAACAACTATCAACGATATTCGACTGTATAACGCAAGCGCAATATTTTCTGCTGGCACTTATACTTTAACGGAGCTATAAAAATGACACAAAAATTAGAAAATGGTGTGTTAGTTGATTTAACGCCAGAAGAAGAAGCGCAACGTGAAGCAGAATATTTAGCAGAGCAAGCGCAAGCAGAAAAAAATCGTATCCTTAGCGATATTTACGCCCTTGAAGCATCAGTCACCCCGCGCAGACAACGTGAAGCTATTTTAGCTATCGACACCACATGGCTTGCAGACGTTGAGCTTCAAATTGGGCAGTTAAGACAGCAATTAATGGAGTTATAAAATGCCCGACGAAGCCTGCCGATTAGCTAAAGTAGAACAGCGCATTGATGCGCTAGAAGAAGTGTTTGAAGATAGAGGGAGAAAGCTAGACGCTATCATAGCTGCGCTTGACGAGATGAAAACCGAGCAGACGCGCTACAAGGGCTTTATCGGCGGTATCGTCTTTACTGTTGGCGCATTGTTTTCGTTTATTGCTTGGTGGACAAGTAAATAATGGAATTCCTACAGTTTGCAACGGATGTAGGCTTCCCCATTGCCGCTGCTTGCGTGGGAATGTACTTTGTATTTCTGACGATTAAATTTTTGCTTGATAGTGTACTTGAAAAGATTAAAAGCCTTATCGGTATCATCAAGCAACTTGATAAACGTGTCACTGCTATGTCAGAGGATATTGTAAAAATAGATGTACTCATGACAGAAACACTTGATATGCCTATTGAGAAAGAAAAAGTGGCACGTTTTAATAATCCCCAAGAAAAGAGAATTGATTAATGGATGTTGACGCATTAGCTAAATATATCAACCAATACGGTTTTCCAATCATTGCATCAAGTAGCATGGGGTATATCGTTTACTTTGTTTGGATATGGGTAACGACAATTGTTAAGCCAATCCTTACTGAAACAACAGACGCGCTGATTGAATTAATCGACCAAATACGCCTGCTTGATAACGACATGATTCGCTTAACACAAAAATTAATTACGGTACTTTCTATGAGATCACGAAAATGAAAACAGGCGAACGCGGTTTAAAATTAATTAAAGAATTTGAAGGTTGCAAGCTCAAAGCGTATCAATGCCCAGCGGGTGTTTGGACTATTGGCATTGGCTCGACACATTATGGTGATGGCACACCAGTTACTAAAAATAGAACATTGCCCAATGAAGGCGCAGCAATCGCATTATTAGCCGCAACAATTGGGCAATATGAGAAAGCGGTAAATGATGTGGGCGTTGAATTAACGCAAAATGAATTTGATGCACTTGTTTGTTTATGCTACAACATTGGCGCAGGTAACTTTTTTAAATCTACACTTGTTAAAATGCTAAAAGCCGGTGACGACAAGGCAGAAATAGCAAAGCAGTTTTTGCGTTGGGATAAAGCAGGTGGAAAACCGCTTGCTGGATTAACGCGCAGGCGCAATGCTGAAGCGGAATTGTTTTTAACGCCATAATAATAAAGCCGCTTATTCAGCGGCTTTATTTTTAATCATCCATTTTTGATAGGCTTCTTCAGGTGTTAAGCCGGAACATACAGCGGTTGTTTGTGTGTAACATAACCATATCCTGCCTATCTTTTTAAGTCGTGGTTTCATGCACTGCGTTCACTTATAAACACGGGTTGCATGGGATTATCTGCAAACCATTTTAATTTTATCAAATAATCGCGCATGGCTTGATAAC